CTAACTGTCTTTTACTTACCTCCTCCAAGGCAACCCGGCCACGTAGAGCTTCCCGGCGTACAGGGAGGGTCAGGATCGAGTACCGAGAACGCAGTTGCGCCAAGGATAACAATAACAGCGAGGATAATAACCCACTTGAGCTTCCGCATGTTGTTGATTTTTGATGTTGAGAAATAGATGAGTTCATAAGTCAAATGTTTTTGAGGTTTCTATGATTTGAGGATCATCTTTTTGCACTCCGAGGCGAAGAAATACGTGCGGCCCTGCACCTTATGAAAGGGGATATCTCCGTCACGCATCCACCTGTAAATCGTATCTTCTGATACAGAGAAATAAGAGGCGATCTCTTTTACACTTTTCGGCTTCTCCACGACCGCCTCTTTTAATTCTTTTTTTAATTCATTGCTGATATGCTCTTTCAGTTCAGCCATTAAAGAGGCAACTGATAGTTCCGGTGTGAACTGTACTGTCTTGGCTTCCATTATTCGATGCCCTCCGCTTTAAGTCCGATCTTCGCTAATTCAACCACTGCCTGACCGCGCTTGTATTTTCTTCCGAATCGCTTTTGTTTTCCTCTCCATTCGTCAATCAAACCGTCTGTTTGTTCATCAAACTCGACGTTCCTTACCTCAACTAGTTCCGGGGTTTCTGCTTCACCTGTTCCTTTTTTGCTCATATCCGCTATATTGTGCTTGATGATGCTAAGGTGTCAACTTTTGTTGACACATGCAACTATTTTGTCAAGAAAAGTTTTCACGTGGAACCCGAATCAATAGGAAAGCGTATTAACGATTTGATTATCAGTAAGATTAATTCTGAAAAATCTGATCGAGAGGTAGCCAGAAAAACAGGCTTATCAAATACTGCTATAGGCAACGTTAAAAACGGCACGTCAATGAAACTTGACACGATGGATCAGATACTGAAAGCCTACCCATCATTGAAAGTCGAGATAGCGAACGTGTTTATGGGTGAAATAGCGGAAAAACATACAGCCGCAACAAAAACGATTGAAGCGGCTGTTTGGCAAACATTAAATGATGACCTGGAAGCCTTTAGGTCAATGGCATTAAGTCAACAAAGAACAATCGAAGTCTTGTCATCGAAGATTAGCTAAAACAAGTGACAGGAACGCGCCTTGATTTAGGATAGCCTGCATTTCGAATTTGTCATTTAATGACATGCTATCACCCATTAGGTCTAAATGATGTTGATTGGCTTCAATTGCAATGGTTACAAACTTATTGAGGCGTTCGTAATCAAGTCTGTTTGATAGTTTGGCGACGAGCGCTTCAGTGAGCGCATTACTGTTGTGAAAGCTACGCGTTGGCATAGTGCATTAATATTAAGGTTGTACATCTGTTTACGAATCTTGCGCCACATTCAACCTCAACATTATTGCCATCATCAGGAGAGGAAAAAATAGTTTTTACCGTGGTAATAAATCGAAGTAAGTGCATAGAGGTGTCATTTAGTGTCAAACATAAAACCCTTTATATATGAACCGTTTATTTTCTATTTTATTGCTGGTTGTAAGTCTTTCATGCTCGGAAGATGATCCCGGCGGCGTTCCGTGTGACGCAGACCACACGCAAAGGATAGGCGCTATCTGCATGGATGGGAGTAGATCGGACGCGACAGGTTCGGGCGCATGCTCACATCACGGCGGAGTCGATTATTGGCTTTGTAAGTAAACCTTTAAACTCTCTATAATTTATGAAAAACTTCTTTTGGGTAATCACAATCTTATCCTGCTTGGTTGGGGGGTTGTTTCTTGTTTCAGCGTTCTTTTCTACACAGGCACCACAGCAAGCCGCGAGCGCGGCGATGGCTTGCGCGTTTGCTATCATACCGTATGTTCTCGCCCGCGCAGCGGAAAAAGTTTCAGGAAACAGAACAGAGGAACAAAACGAACGTATCATTTCTGCGTTAAAGCGTATCAGTGAACCTCAATCCATTGAATCAAAAGCCGCGAAATACGACGCCCTGAAAGCAGAAAACCAGTTTCAATCATGAGAAATCTACTCGTTGTTTTATTAGTCCTCGTTATAGCATGTTCAGAGGACGATGATAATCCTTATGTGTACACTCCTGATATTCCGTTTACAAATGTCTGGATAGCCTCGGAGTTTGATCTAACCTCAATAAATGGGGATGGAGTAACGGATATAAAATCGACCGAAATAACAATGTCATCCGTTCGTCCTGGAGACGAGTACTATCATTATTCAAGCGAAGACTTTGATATACAGTCAACATCAACCTCATCAACCGAATTTGAATTGACAATCAATGGAACAGCGCAAAGACAAGGCACAGAACTACCCGACGCGGCGATACATCCGGAAAAATGGGCGAATACAATGAATTTTGAAATAAGAGTGCCACTAAACTCAAACACATTTCAAGTGATAGGGGCGCCAACCGCAAGATTTTATAGTGAAGGAAAATTTGATCAAACTATTGCGCTGGACAACTATCCAATTGTATTTGATAACGGCAATTGCCCCGGTACAGATGATAGGTGTATACTTAGTCATGAATGGATGATTGAGTGCGAAAGCAACATGAACGCAAATCCCGAAATTGATATACACCTTTTCATTAAAGATGTCCACGGAACTGAGTTTGGTAATTAAGATTAATCACTACATTTACCCCGTCCTGAAAATCAGGGCGATGAGAAGAGTAAGTCAATAAAAGCCGGTCGTGAGAAAGCCGGCTTTTTCAGTTATCTTAGTGTTATGAAAATAGAAGAGTTTGCAAAAAAGCACGGCGGCCATCCTGAGTTAGAGCAGGAGATACTTGAGATTTTTGAAGAAACTGGACTACCGGCCGACAACAAAGAGACAATTATTAAGGCGCTTCATAAAGCGTACAGTTTCGGGTGGTCAGACGGCGTCAAGGGGATTATGTCAGCGCAACAAAACGACTCTAATGATGCGTGTCGTTCCGGTGTCGCTAAACGAGATTACGACACAGACAAGTAAATAATTTTCAATAGGTTATAAGAAAAATGAGGATTCCCCTACGGACTACAATACAGCAAGTAAAATAGGGTTGCATACAAGCTAAACGCGGTTGCAGCCCTTTTTTTATGCGTTGTTTGTTGCATGCAGTTGCAAGGAGTTTGTATGTACTTGCAATAGTGTGTGCGCTTGGTGTCGCTAAGTGAATCCTTCCTTAATTCACATAAGCAAATGGCGACAGTAAAGTTTTATCTCAACCATCCCCACGAAAAAGGAACCGACACTTTGCGGAAAGAGGAAGTTTCGATTGATCTTTTTTTCACCCTTAGCCGGACATCCAGGATCCGGATTTCCACAGGTCTACGCATCCAGCCGAAATATTGGAACTTCGACACACAGGAGAGCCGCGGTACTTATCCCGGGCACCAGAAACTGAATATCCGACTCGGGCAGATGAAGCGGGATATTATAGAGTTGTGGATGTCGAGCCCTACTATATCGCTCAATCAACTTAAAGCGCAGATCATCCCTATTGTTCGCGGCAAATCATCCACAGAAGAAAAGCCAGAAAAAAAAAGAATATGGCAAGCGTGGGATGAATTTGACAAAAGCAACCAGTCAAAGAAGAAAGAGAAAACCGTCAAGAAATACAATGCGCTGCTTTCCCATTTGATCGGATTTGAGCTATACAATAGCCAACACCAAAACCCGATTATCTTCGATATCGATAAACTGGACAACAAGTTTGTCGAGCGCTTCAAGGAATATCTCTACAATCTAAAAGTCGAGTATTTCAGGAAGGACGGTAAAATACAGTATCACAAAGACGGCCGCCCAAAGCTGGTATTCCCAAACAGCCAATACGCATTCTATCGCCTCACCAAAATAGATGATATCTGGACGGCTGTATATGATCGGCATTTCGACATAAAAACAGATACGCCGGTACCGTTGATGGATGAAACCGTCAACAAGTACATCGCGAATATTAAAACCTTCCTGACTGAATCAAAAGGTCGCGGGTATGCAGTTGATCCAGTGTATGAGAAATGGGAGGTCACCAAACGCCGGTATCCGGTCATATCATTAACCGAAACAGAATTAATAAATCTTGAAACGCTCGATCTGAGCAAAGTTGACTTTGAGTTTAAGAAACACGCCCGCACCGATCAACGATTAAAAGCAGTCACACAAGGCCGCGACTATTTAACACAGGAATGCAGAACCGGGGCTCGGATATCGGACATTAAGAAGTTCAGTCCGATCAATGTCAAGGATATGGTGTGGCGGTTCCTGCCAACCAAGGGCGATCGTGAAAACAGCGTATTGGCCGAACTGCCTTTCAAGGGATTTTCCTTACCGGCATGGTTGACATTTCAGAAGTACAATTTCAAAATGCCGCGGGTAAGCGAACAAAAGATTAATGAGAACATGCGCCTCGCCTGCAAGTACGCCGGAATTACTGAGGCTATGTATATAGAGCGATGGGCGGCAAATAAGAAGATCCGCATCTACGGCGAAAAATGGGAGTTTATCAGCAGCCACACAGGAAGAAAGACATTCGTAACGATACTAGGCAACAAATACAAGGTGCCGATCAAGGTATTAATGAAGATGACCGGCATTCAGGATATCAAAACCATTCAGCACTACCTCGGAGAATCAGAAGTTGAAGTATCTGAATATTACTTAGAACAAGCGGCGGTTAATACGCCGTCATTAATGAAGAAAGCAAACTAAAAATTTACATATATGCTAGGTAAGAAACTTAAAGACAAGATCACCGGATTTGAAGGCATTGCAACATCAATGCATATTTATTTGACCGGATGTAGTCAGTACGCACTACAACAATCTATTGATAAAGACGGCAAGGTTCCTGACTTGAAATACTTTGATGAGGGAAGATTGGAGGTTGTTGGGGAAGGTATCAGCAAAGAATCCGTTACCGCCATGGAAAACGGTTGTGATGAAAGAGAGCATCCGTAAACAGGAGTCATTAATGAAGAAATCAAGTTGATATGGAAGACACACAAGTAATTGCATTGTTGCTCGCGATCATAGTTGTATTGCAGTGCATCAACATTTGGGTTGGTCTAAAAAAGACTACTATCAAATTTAAGAACGAAACAAGGATATCAGGAGATGATATTATGTATCTAAGGAAGCGTAGCAAAGAAAAACCAATTAGAGAATGAACGTGCAGAGCGAACTATTCAACCGAACAACAACACAGTCTTTTTATAATACTATTTCCGCTACCGGAAAAGATAAGATAAGGAGAGAGCAAAAGGCTGGAAGTCAGGATAAGATTGTCCTCGACTTCTTCACAATCACGCCACCGTACAAGTTCACAGCCAGCCAGGTTACAAATCATCTTCACGCACAGGGCCACAAGTTCTTAAAAGACTCAGTAAAGCGATCAATGAGTACGCTTTCAAGCAAGGAATTGGAAAGGCCGTTCTTGAGAATTACAAAGAATCGGATTATGGGCCCGCACGGTTCACCTGAGCATATTTACGAATTGATACGTTAAAACCATGAACACCGAAATACTAACCTCCAAAATATCAGAGATTGAACAGGACAATCTCGATAAAACTAAGCTAATAGACGGCTTAAAAGAGAACATCAAAATGAACAACAAGCTCTTAAAAATATACCGTGAGGGATTGGATAAACTGAAAGATGCCAAACAAAATACAACCACACCACCAGTCCAAGACAGCGAAACAAAATAAAATACTGCAATGAGGAAGATAATCATTCAAATAGGATCATATGCAGTCAGCATAATTGCCGCTTACGTTGCTTTAGGTGCAATCGTATTCGCGGTTAAGCTGATCATCCGCACTGTTCAATTCTCCTGGAACCTTATCTAAATCACCCAGTATGCCTGAAGTATTCAAGATAAGGAAACCAGCAGAGCAGTCATTCAAGAAAGTACACGATCCTTTCTATGACACACCAGCATGGCGTACTTTAAGCAGGGCACACAGGACAGCAAACCCAATGTGTGAGTATTGCATTGAGAAAGGTTATTACGTCAACGGCTACGCAACAGACCACAATCTTCCACGTAAGATATATCCAGAGCTTTCCCTCACACCAACCAACATGGCTACCATATGCCCTGGATGTGATGGAAAGAAAAGGAACATCGAAGCAAAGACTCAGGACAGAGAAGTTATAAAAAGATTGCTAAGGGAGGGGGGGTTCTATCTCTCGCGAGGTTGGGCTGATAACCGTCTTGCAGACAAATAAAGTGCGTGTCAGAATAAATTAAAGGGGGTAAAATGAGAGGGGCAAAACCAAAACCACGGGATCAAAAGAAAGCAGCGGGTACCTTACGAAAGGACAGATCGTTTGCGGATGAAATGATTTTTGATTCCCTAACAGATAAACCAAAAGCACCAGAATTTTTAGGTGAATATGGCCGCGCGGAATGGGATCGGGTAGTTACTCAGTTATTCGCCAGGGGGATTCTTTCGGAAACAGATTTAACGATCATTCAATCTTACTGCTATGAAATGGAGCAGTATTATTCAGATCGTGACATTATTAAATCCGGCAACAAATACATTCGGATGACCAACAAAGCCGGCGAAACTTACCTAGCTGTTCACCCGGCCGTTAACGCAGGGAACAAACATTTAGCGAACGCGCTGAAAATAGCTACCGAGTTTGGGCTTACTCCATCGTCACGAACACGGATCAGCACAAGCGGGGCGAAAGAGAAAAATCCGGATGAAGCGAAGCTGATGAAGTTGACGAAAGGGGCATGAAAAATATAATTTATGGTGATATTAAAAATAGACAAAGGTTTTGTTGATGATGATTTTGTCCACAGCCGCCAGACATTAATGGTGCTTACAAATGAAAGTCCTTTTCCGTTCGCGTGTAAACTTTACGACTCAGGGAGATTATGTTCATACACGACCAAATATGAGTCGTCTGAGTACTCGGAGGAAGAAATACCATATGACATGCAGGCATCGATTAAAGCATTTTTAGGCATGTAAAATGAAACTACAGGCCGCGGAGCAATTTATTAAAGACGTAATTTCAGGAAAAACTATCGCTTGTGAGTTCGTAAAATTAGCCTGCCAACGACACATCAATGATTTAGAAACAGGCCATAAGCGCGGATTATTTTTTGATCCTATTGAGGCGCAGCGCTGGATAGATTTCGCTCATCTCTTCTACGCACACAAAAACAAAAGATTTGCCGGAAAGAAAATAGTTCTCTCCCCTCATCAACAATTTGAGTTTTGGTGTCAGATGGGATGGAGGCGAAAAGACGGCACCCGCAGATTTCGAAGCTCTTATATCGAAGTCGCGCGAAAGGACGGAAAGACAACACGCGAAGCGATCAAGGCCAATGGGCATTTATTTCTTGACGGAGAGATTGGCGCACAGGTATGGTTCGCGGCCACTAAAAAAGATCAAGCGCTCATTGCCTTAAACGATGCGGCAAAAGTATCAATGGCGACTCCGATCATTGATAAGTATTACGAGTACACCAGATTAAAGGACAAGATACTTCGGATTATAAAACCAAGCACCGGATCGTTCATGTCTGCCATTGGACGTGATAGTAAGACAGAAGACGGTCATGATCCGAGCTGGGGTGTGATTGATGAAATGCACGAACACCCGACAATGGAGGCGATCCACATTTTAAAATCCGGATCCGGTTCCCGAGAACAACCGATGTTTAATATTATCACAACGGCGGGATTCGATAAGAACAAACCATGTTATTCAGTAATCCGAAAGAACATATCGGATATACTGAATGGAGTCAAAGAAGATGATAGCTATTTCGGAATAATCTACACGCTCGATGATCCTGAAAAATGGGAAGATGAAAGGGAGTGGATTAAGGCAAATCCGAATCTTGGAAGGATTGTAACGCTCGATGCGCTTCGCGACGAATACAAAAGCGCAAAGAACGAAGGAGGGGAAACGGAGGTAAACTTTAAAACCAAATACCTGAACATCTGGACGGACGCGGCTAAAGTTTGGATTCCAGACGCGAAGTGGATGACATGCGCATCGCAGCCGATACTAACACCGGGTAAGAAATGGTATGGCGGACTCGACCTTGCCAGCACTGAAGATTTTTGCAGTTATGTTCTTTTTTCCGAGCCCGACAGCGAAGGAGTCCATGATGTGTTAGCCTGGTACTGGATTCCCGAAGAAAGTCTACGCGAACGTCAGAAGAAAGATAAAACCGTCAATTATCGCAGGTGGATTCAGGAAGGTTTATTATTCACCACGCCTGGCACCGCGACCGATTACGACTACATTGATCACTTCATTACAAAGAAACATCAGGAGTTTAATATAGTTGCAAGCGCGTACGATAAATGGAATGCTCAGATGCTCGTTAATAAATTCAATGAGCGCGGGATGAAGTTCATGGAGTTTGGCCAGGGCATCGCAGCGCAAAGCGAACCAACGAAATTACTAAAGCGCCTTGTCTTGAATGGCAAGATACGGCACGGCGGGCACCCGGTTCTCAGATGGAATATAAGTAACGTAACAATCCGCATGGATGCGAACGAAAATATAATGCTGGACAAGGCAAAGAGCAGTGAAAAGATCGACGGCGCGCGCGCAAAGGTAAACGCAGTCGGCATGTATAATAATAGAGCGCTAGTTCAATCGGGTGAAATAGGAATTGTATGGTTTTAATAATTAGGAAACATTATGGCAACAATTGAACAGGTTGCAGCGGAGAAAAGAAAAGAGTTCAATGAGATATTTGAGCAGGAGTATGAAAAAGGCGTGAACATGGTCGACGCTTACGATGAAGCTGAAAAACGTTTCATTGAAAAGTATAATCACAGGGCCTACTCCAATTATCAAAGTTTCAACTCAGCAAAATTCAACCGCGCAAAAAGAGAATTACAAAAGAAGTAAACGCGTTAGTAAACGCGTGAATGTCGAAATATCTGTGCGATAGATAGATTTTTACTCTCACAGGGTTTGACTTCATAAATAGAAGTCCTCCTGAATTTGATGGGAGTATTCACGCCTTTAAACAGAGCGATTGACTTCACAAGCAAGCTATTTGAAAAACGTAGCGGTTCTCCCTTCTACTCTTATAATTCTACAGAAGCCTTTGCCGAATCCATTCGGATATTCTTAGGGCAAAATCCAGATTCAGATGTAACGATCACGCCAAAATCAGCGATGCGTATAAGCACGGCTTATATCTGCACGCTTGTTGGCGCTGAATCACTTGCATCTCTCCCCGCGCACGTATGCCAGTATACTTCAAAAGGAAGTCAGAAAGCATACAATCACCCCGCACATTATCTCATTCACGACAGGCCAAACCCATTTCAGACAGCTTCAGATCTCTGGAAAATGGTTAGCGCGCAAATTGATAATGAAGGTGAAGCGATTGGAGTGATTACATGGGATGGGCGGTGGAGGCCGGTAGCAATTAATCTCGCAGTCGAACCTAGTCAGGTGGAAATCAAGATCGTTAAGGGGCTTCCGTTATACGACTTTTCAAAGATCAAATCTGATATTATAGAGTCACGCGTATATCACCACTGGGAAATTCTGCACTTCAAACATCTATCCCTTGATGGGATTCGCGGTTGCAGCCGTGTAAGATACAATGCTGAAACGTTAGGTTACAACGCTAAACTGAAAGCCTACGGTAAAAAGCAGATCGGTACAAAACCGCCGGGCTACTTCTCATCTGATGCGCCATTTGAATTGATTAAAACCCAAACGCCAGAGGTCGGCAAAAACTGGAAAGATAACATCGACAAAGGCATGGTGCCATTCCTACCATTGGGATTGAAGTACCATCATTTGATGGTTAAACCCGATGATGCGCAATACCTCGATGCAATCAACGCGACAAAGGAGGACATCTACGGAATTTATCGCATCCCTCCGACGCTCGCGCAAAACTACGAGCGGGCCACATTCTCAAACGCAGAACAGCAGGACACAGTCTTTATAAAGTATACGATGCTACCACGCATCACCGCGATTGAGCAAGAATTAAACGCAAAGCTTTTCGCGGAATCAAACAAGACAAGCCAGGAGCCTTACTACGTGAAGTTTAACGTCAGTGCATTTATGCGCGGCGACTTCAAATCTACAGTTGAGGGTTTTGTGAGACTTCATAATGCCGGGCTGATCAATGGCGACACCGTTGCAGACTTAATGGAGTGGAACCGCTGGGAAGGTGGCGACAGAAGGTATATCCAAATGAACATGATGCCAACGGACAGGGTAGACGATGTCATTGATTCTATGATAGCAGGCGACACAGAGGCGGACACATCAGAACCAAAAGAAGGTGAACAGGAACCGAGAAAAAGGCGATCGATGACAATATCTGATCTGATTAAACTGAATGGTTACGATCACGCAAGCCAAGAATCTGATGGCGGAAAAATGATTTTCAACTATGGAAAATAAAATCGAAAAACGCTTTTCAAAAATCGAGATCCGGGCGAAGGAAGACAATTCCGAAAGCCGGACTATTCGCGGTTATGCTGCTGTATTCAACTCAGATACACAGATAGGCGATTGGTTTATTGAGCGTATTGAGAAAGGAGCGTTTGATGATGTTCTGAAAGATGATGTGCGCGTTCTGTTCAACCATGACCCAAATCTGATTCTTTCAAGATCCGGCGCGGGCCTTACAATAGGCGTGGACGACACAGGACTATACTATGAGTTCGACGCACCCGACACCACGGCGGGCAATGATCTTCTTTACAACATCCGGAACGGACTCATAAAAGAAAGTTCATTCTCCTTCACTGTAAAGTCTGAGAAGTGGGAAGATAAAGGAAAGGGCAAGCCGTCAATCCGTACCATACTAAAATTCGAAAGACTTTACGATGTGTCCCCTGTGACATATCCGGCGTACGCCGACACAACTGTTGCGACTCGCAGTAAAAAACAATTCGACGACACTTATCAAAGTGACTTAGCAGAAATGGATCAATCAGAAATGAAAGCCAGTCTGCAAAGGGGCTATCTAAATACAAAACAAAAATCAAAAGTTTAAAAAATGAGCAGATTAAAAGCACTTGGCGAGAAAAGAGCCAAAATACAGGAAGAGTTAGATGGTATCCGCGCTTCCTGTGAGAAAGAGAACCGAGCCAGAACAGCCGACGAAAAAACAAAGTGGGCATCACTGGAAAAAGAGCGCGACGAACTCGATGAGGAAATCGAAATCGAAGAACGCGAAGATGCCAGAGCCGCGACAGAAGCGCGCAGCAAGAAACCTGTAATGAATGTCAACAAAACAGAACAGGAGCAAGAGCCGGCCGAAGAACATGTGCCAAGTGTTCGCGCACAAATCATTGAATGGCAAAAGCGCAACAAGGAAGCCATCCAGAAAATTAAGGCTGGCGGCAAAGCTGAATTGACACAGCTTGAAATCCGTGCTGCGGCATCACCACAAACGCCATCGAACACACTCACTAACACAATCACTGTGAATGCTGGTGTCGTGCCTCAGTTTGAGTCAGGTATACATGATCTACGCAGGGTTAAGCCTACGTTATGGGACTATCTACCAAAAGGCAGAACCGGGTCAGCGGCGTACTCATGGGTGAATAAAAAGAAAGACGCTGACACTGGCGAGGCTGCATTTATCGGCCCTGGTGTTGCAAAGCCCGGCATTTCATGGAAACTGGAAAGAGAAGTTTCTAACGCAAAGAAGATCGCAGTGAGCGACAAGATTGCAATCGAGCTTTTGGATGACGTGGAGGGAATGGAGTCATACGTGAAGAACGAAATGGTTTACCAGCTTCGCGCCAAAGCAAACACAACCTTAATGTCTGGCACTGAGTCTTCAACCGTTCCCGGTGGTATTCAGGGAGAATCAGTGACATACTCGCTCACTGGAATCGAAACACAAGACCCTAACAACTTCGATTGTATTCGTGCGGTAGTCGCACAGTTGGCGGTCGGTCACTTCGGTGGACTTCCTGTTACCGTGTTCATCAATCCGGTGGACGCTGCGAACATGGATCTTGCAAAGTCAGGCACACAGGGAATTTACCTTCTTCCTCCTTTCTCAACTTCCGATGGAAGACAGATCGCAGGTGCTCTAGTTGTTGAAGACAACAACGTAACGGCGGGATATTTCCAGGCTGCATGTCTTGACCTTTTCAAGTGTCTTATCTACAAAGATATGTCTATCGCGCTTGGATGGGAAAACGATGACTTCACAAAGAACCTTGTGACTTACATCTGCGAGATGAGACTGCACGTGTTCCACAGTGAAAACGATGCAGGGGCATTTATCTACGACACTTTCGCAAACGTGAAAGCGCTGATCGACGCTGAGGCAGCTTAATCCCATTTTGAAATTCTAAAAACAAAAAGTGAAAATGAAAACATTGAATATCTTCTTTTTTCTGATCGCTGCTTTCCTGACCCTCTCCTTCACGGGAGAGGCTCAGTCAGTGCGTGAAAATTTCTTTAATACAACATACGGCGCAGCATACGGAACGGACACGACAACCAATGCGGGTACCGGATCGGTGAAAAGCGCTGTTATTAGTGGTGGTGGTACATCAACAACCGTTGTTGTGACCGTTACAAAACTTTCCGGCACAGTAGGCGGAACGTTGACGCTGCTCGGATCACTCGACGGCACAAACTACAAAGCGTTAACCACACCCAACACCGCGACAGCACTAGCCACTTACACCGCGACGGATGCTACGAATAGATACGTCTGGATTTTGTCCGGCAATCCATTCAGGTATTACAAAGTGGAACACGCCGGGACAGGCACGATGTCTTCAACGCTTGACGCGGATATTCTCAAACATTAATAATCAAAAACGGAAAGTTTTATGGCAGAAGTAAAGGAAAAAAAGGAAAAGGAGTTTGTAACCAACGCGAAGCCAAAGGTGAGCCTTGAGGGTGCATACGAAAACCCGACAAAAAAAATAAAGCTACGTGCCCTTGACGGCGCGAAGTATCATAAGCCGGGATCAGTATTTCATGGCTCTGAAGTTCTCGCCCGGATTATGGAAAAGAACGGAACAGCGGAACGCGTAAAGTAAAAGGAATTGGGATCGTACGTTCTCATAAACCCGCCATCAGAGTTGCCGGTCACGCTGGATGACCTGGTGGCGGTTCATTTGAAAGTCGATGATACTGATCCGGAGGCTGGACTGATCACTGAGTATATGAACGCTGCGACTGAATTAGTACAAGATTGTATTCAGCGTCAACTCATGCAGGCAACTTTCGAATATAGAATGAAAGACTGGAATGAGACTGCGGCCTCAATGTATAAACCATCCGGTTATCTGAAGTTGGATAAAGCGCCACTTGTTACAGTGGGATCAGTGAAATACGATGATACCGACAACGTAGAGCAAACACTATCAACATCAGATTATCAGGTTGACACAACAAGCGTTCCGGGGATGATCCGGTTCATAGGCAATTTACCAGCGGTGTACGACAAACCTAATGCAATTCGTATTCGATTTGTCGCAGGGTATGGTTCGGCGCTGGACTCAGCAAGTGCGCAACGAACAGCGATCACAAGTTACGGAGCAAGCCGGGCAAAGATCGCGATACTAAGAGCAACGGCGGACTTCTACGAACAAAGAACCGATGAATCAAACAAGGCGAAATACAAACTGAATAACAGCGTGGAAAAACTTCTGATACCGCTAAAACTCTATTGATGCTTGAAGGAATTGAGATTGGCGAACTGGACACGCGCATAAGAGTTGAAAGCTATTCAACATCGAATCACACGACAACGAATCAGGAGGTAAAAACATGGGCGACACTAAAAACTATTTGGGCTAAAGAACTCGGCCCATCAAGCCGGGAAAAGTTCGAAGCAAAGCAACAGGTGGCGATAGATGAAACGAGGTTTTTAGTCAGATCCGGTGCGGCGTTCTCTCTGTTAACGGCTGACAACAGCAACATAACAGTAGACAACACACAGATCACGGCTGACAACTTTGCAGGCACAGTCAGGATCATTGACGAGAAGATGAGAGTGGTAAGAAGGGGTGAAGTATTGTATATCTCAGGAATTGAAGGGACACCACGCAGGGGCTATGTGATACTGAAAGCAGTAAAGCGGGATAATGGCTAAGAAGGTTTCAGGGGTCGAGCTTGATGGATTGAAGGAACTGAGAATCTTATTTGAAAAGATGCCCGAAGAAGTCGATGCATCGGTAGTAAGAAATATTGCACGTAAGCCAGCGAACAAAATCGCGGCATGGGCACGAAAGAAATTCCGGTTTAAGAAATCCGGGAAATCAAAACGATCAATAGGAATACTGAAGGTGAAAAGCCTAAAGCAGACGTTCCTTGAGATCGGAGTCAAAGGAAGATCACTCGCCTACATCTTCATGTTTTGGCGAGGCATTGAAAGAAAGAAAAAGAGCGGTGCAAGTACCGGAGAGATTGAAGGTACAGGCAACGTAATCCAGGAGGCGGCCGGCGAACTGGAAACATCAGCGACAAAAGAAATCGCGGTGGACATAAGCAAGGTAATAGCAAAGGCGGTTAAGCGCTACGGTAAAAAATGAGTAAAGGAGCGAACGCGGTTTTAGGAATACTTCGCGATGACGCAACGGTAAGCGGAATCATTGAGAACAACATTTACCGCAATGCCGCGCCACAAGGAAAGGCAGTACCGTACATCGTTGTGGAAGAAGAAAATACAGACCCATTCCCAACAAAGAGCGGGGCGAGCGCAAAAGATCATGTGTTTGTGAATGTGATTTACTACAGTGATTCGCTTGAAACACTTGACACACTCACCGAAGCAGGACGCGCCGCGCTAGATGAAAAGGTCGCAGGAACTTATAACAGCGTTCAAGTTGAACAGATAAGATTTCAAGGCCAGAACGATTACGACGAAGAAATTGAAAACCGAACGATATATGTAGTTGAACAGGCGTATATGGTGAGGGTTGTAAGATAAAAAAAGCATTTAAAAAAACATTTCATAAAATGGCTACACTAACACGACAAGAGATAACACAGAGCGGTCTCGTTGCATCTTATGCAAGTGCTGGCGCGTCTGGCGATGTGGTTGACAACAGGGATGGGAAAACATTCCTGCATGTTAAAAATGAAAATGGCGGATCGGTCACGGTCACAATCGCAGCACAATCCGACTCACTGGAAGTTCCAGGGTACGGCACGTTAGCAATTGCGGACATTACAGAAGCGGTCGCAGATGGCGCAGAGGCGTTCATTGGCCCTGTCCCTAGAAACGCTTACAACAACGCAAGTCATCAACTTGAAGTCAGTTACTCGGCAACAAGCAGTGTAACAATTGCAGCCTTATACATCGACCAACAACCTGTTTAACATAAAAACATCAAAAGACAATGGCAACAGTAGCACCTACTGACGGAACAGACTTACCGCTAAAGATCAGCGATACCTCTACAGCAGTGGAGATTGTAAACCTGGTGAGTAATTCTACATCACGGACAACTGACACGCGGGGGACAACAACGAAACAATCCGGTACTCACAAGGAGTACGTCGCAACGCGGCACGACATGACTCATGAATTTGAGGGATTGTACACTACAACTGACGATGCTAGTAAAACATCATTTGATCAACTCGATACATGGAGACGCGCAGGAACTGTGATCTATTGGGAGAAAGGAACCGGTGTAAGTGGCACTCGTAAAGAATCAGGCCGTGGTATTATCGTATCACTTGATGATGATGCGCCTGACGGCGATAACGTAACCTTCTCTGGTTCTATTCAGAACACAGGAGATCCGACAATAACAACCTACGCTTAAACCGGAGTCGAACTTTATGACTAGTGATTTAATAAAACTTTCCGGTAAAGATTACCCGATTCGTTTCGATATGGCTGCACTTAAAGAATACAAGGCTATAACGAACAACGATGTGCTTTCCGGTTTCGAAAACACCACTGACAATATCATTACGCTTGCGTACTGTGTTTTGAAAAGTGGACATCGTTTCAATAACCCGACAAATGAATTTCAGTTTTCAATCGAACAAGTATCAGGACTGATTGAGGTTGCCGATATCCCCAAGATCACAAAGAAACTTTTACAGTCACTCGGTATTGATGTTGACAAAATAAACAAACAAGTAAAGGAAATCGAACCGACCGATGAGTCGGGGGAAGTATATGGGATAGCCTGATAAAAATTGCCATCGGGAAAATTGGGCTATCCGTCAGAGATTTTTACGAGATGGAACTAAGGGAGTTATCCCTCGCAATAGATGGGTACAAAGAAGATAGGGCATCGCAGTTTCAAGACTTAATGTATGCTTCGCGCATTGTTGCGTTTTGGGCAGCAGCCCCACACTTACCAAAGAAAGCCAGGATAAAAAAGCCAGCAGACTTATTTGAGCTTCCCGGCGATAAGGAAGCTAAAAAGGATAGAGTTAAAAGAATGAAGCCGATTCAAAGGATAGACAGATCAGATGCAAAGCAATCTAACGGTTAAGATAGGCGCAGATGTAGATCAGCTACGAAAGGGGTTGAATGATGCGACGTCGCATCTTAATTCATTCAATAAAAACATCGGAAGGATTGGAGGAATGATCGCCGGTGCGTTTGCTGTTTCATCGTTAGTAAGTTTCGGTAAAGAAGTATTCAACACAACCGCTAAGTTTCAAAAGTTTGAGGCGGTACTAACCAACACACTCGGAAGTAACGGAGCGGCAAAAGCGGCTCTAAATCAGATCACAGAGTTTGCATCGAAAACGCCTTACCAGGTTGATGAACTCACCGCATCATTCGTAAAACTCGCTAATCAAGGGTTTATTCCTACAATGAATCAGATGACATCATTGGGGGATTTAGCCTCAGCGATGGGTAAATCATTCGATCAACTAGCAGAGGCAATTATAGATGCTCAGACAGGGGAATTTGAACGCTTAAAAGAGTTTGGTATTCGCGCAAGCAAGCAAGGCGATAAAGTCACATTTACATTTAAGGGAGTCCAAACGCAAGTTGATTTCACCTCGCAATCAATTCGGGATTACATCTTATCGCTAGGGCAGATAGAAGGTGTTACAGGTGGAATGGCCGCGCAATCGCAAACTTTAGGCGGCGGGCTTTCAAATCTTGAAGACTCTTTTGAGCAGTTGAAAAAAGCAATTGGTGAGGCTGCGAATAGTGGCGGTCTCTTTTCAATGGCTCTGGATGCTATCGCAGGCGGCGTTAATCGGATAACAAAAGCATTAAGCACAACGCCGGAAGATGTAAAGAAAATGGCTGATGGCGTTCGTGTTCTTCAGGAGATGAGACGTGAAGCCGCGCGCGTAGGTGATATTGATAAGTGGGTTGAACTGAATAACATAATCAAGGCGGGAACGGAAGAAATCAGAAAATACTACGATGCACATATAAAAGGAGAGGAACAGCTCGATAAAAAGCGTGAAGAAGTAGAAAAGAAAAATCAAAAAAGGCGCGGCCCCGCACCTAACACTATGCTTTCAGTCGATCCTTCAAGGTTCGCTCCTGAAACCGGAATGACTACCTCAACCCAAAAAGGATATGACTTTCTTGACGCAACAGCGGGACTTGCAAAAGCAACCGCCGCGATAAAAAAGAATTTTGCTGATCAGCAACAAGCGATGCTAACACATCAAATGAAGCTATCTGAATTTGGAATCTATTGGACAGAGTATTGGGCGGGAATGGGAGTCGCTGCGATCAACGCTGCGCCGATTATAAACCAAGCTTTCATTGACTTAGCATCTGGATTAGGGGAGGCTCTTGGGAACATGGCATCAGGTGTTGGGGGAGCGGAGCAAATATCAGCAGTCCTCTTAGGGACATTTGGTAATATGTGCGTTCAACTCGGTCAACTTGCTATCGCGACAGGTATTGGTGTTGAGGGGATCAAAAGAGCATTGCAGAGCCTTAACCCTTACGTAGCTATCGCGGCGGGTGTTGCACTCGTGGCACTTGGAAAAGTTGTGAGTAATAGAGCGGCTAAGATCGCAAAGGGTGGATCCGGTGGCGGTGGTGGTGGATCAGTATCGGGGGGAGGCGCGCCTTCGCGATTAGAAACCCGTGATGCTGGCGAACGAATACAATTAGGCGGCGAGGTTGAAATCAATGGCGAAAAACTTCGCATTGTATTGAAGAACGTCGATAATAAAAATAAAGCAAGGCGTGGCTAGGAATATCATCTATACGATCACATTACTTAAAACGAGGGCATTGTTTGCGCCTGGTACGGTGTTCCGTTCGTATTGGGATGATGTTGATGAAGCCATTGAGGTGACAGCAGCAACCAGCTACACAACGGAAGAAACAGATTATACCCCGGGCAGCGTTCCAACACTAGGAACCGAGAACACAGACTACACGCGTGTAGATCATAAGTTGGTTTTTTGTGATGGAACCACCCAAATATACTTTACACCAAAAAACAATGGGCCCTACGCAGTAAAAAAAGAACTGTTAAACTCTCCTTTGTGTCAGGTCGGCGCGGCGTGTGATATTGAAATAGCCGACAATCCTGTGATCACAAAAGCATCAAGTGAATCGGCGAATGACGGCGCGTTAGAGATCACGGTCACTAGTACAAACGGCATAATCAAAGTTGCTCTTTTTGATTTTGATTATGCAACAGAGGGCACAACAGTTTCGACGGGCGCACCTTATACATTTTCTAATCTCGTCCCTGGTCAATACACAGTTTACGCTAAAGACGAAGGCGGATGTGTAGATATTATGCCTGTAAGGATTTCTTATGAAGGTAATTATCAACTACGATATGTCTCTGAATGGAAAGACATTCACGCCAACGGCACCAACGGATTCGACCATAAGATTGAAATCTTAGAACTGGATTACAGCGGTGATACCGAAACGCTGTTAGCAGATAACGAAGAAGGATCACCATTTACGCGTACACTTCACGCCAGCGGCGAGAATAAGTTTTACACGATCAGAGCAACAAGTATATCATTTCGTTTTATAACTACAACGAGTTTCGGTTATGAAAACCTTTTCGCTGAGAACGAAAGACAATTTCAGGTAAAACATTATATCGACTTTGGTTCTGGTTATGAAATGGATTTTAAGGGATATCAGATTCCGTTTCTATGGAATGCGCAATACATCAAAGAGCCATATACGATCACAATTGAAGCAACGGACGGTCTGGCTAATCTAAAAGATTTAGATTTTGTTGATGAGAGCGGAAATAATTACAGGACTAGTTTACCTGCAATTGAAATCATCGCTTCAATCGTACGAAAATTGGATCTGGAGATTAATATCCGCTCCGCGATCAATATGTACGAAGATACTTTTGATGCCACCGACGCAGATGGCCCACTTGCGCAAGCGCATTACGACACTTCGGTATTTTACGATAAAGACAAGCCGTGGAAATGTGACGAAGTTTTAATAAGCATTTTACAGGAATATCGCGGCGGCGCATGCATCGCGCAGGCAGACGGTAAGTGGGTTGTTTGGTGTCCAGAAGAATTGACTGGCGACACAGTGGATTACAGGGAATTTACAGAACATGCCGTTTATGATTCAAACGGATCACTTGATGCCGCAGTAGATATTGATTGGGCTGGCGCAACAGATAGGCTAGTGTTTGCCGATCAAAGCGCAGTTATGGATATGCTTCCATCTTATGGAAAGATTATAATCACACAAAAACTAATTGCAAAAAAGAGCTTATTAAGGTCTTATTCTTTTGAAGAGACAGATTTACCACCAGCAAATCTATTGCAGTTTTTTAGAGGATGGAATGTTTTGGTGGTAACAGGCACGAACATAACATGGGGACATGAAGACGTTGATCGCGGGGAAAGTAAGGGCGCACTTTATGTAAACTTCAACCACGGGGATCAGGCGGAACTACTGATTTACAACGTGCGTGATTCGTTGATGATAAGTAATACAGACTGGCTACTTTTTGGTTTTGACTACCTGGTAGACCAGGCAATTGCGCGTCCTTATACTCGATTCAGATATAAGCTAAAAATAGGGGACTACTATTATAACACAATCGATCTCGGTGAAAATTGGAGTTCTTCTGATCCTGGTTATAACGAAATCTATTTCACTGAATACAACGCTTGGAAGACTTACGAGTTTCGTATACCCATGGTGCAATGGCCAGGAGACTCATCCGATGATCAGGATATTGAGTTTTACATGTTGTTCGATAATCAATGGGATGAAGATCACGGCAGCCTTGCAAGTTTAAAAGGAGAGGTTACAATGAGTAAACATGTCGCGGTTAGAAGGGTAGTAAAAGACGGTGATGTATATAGGTTTTATAAATCACGTTACTCGCAGGGTGGAGCCAATGAACCGGAGTTAGTTTATCCAAATGATTATTCATCAACCGCTCCTGTAAATATAACAGCGTGGGAACAGACAGACGAAATCGATTCTTCCTTACCGTCAACACGAGGATTTTTAATTGATAACGTAATTCTGCGTGTTCTTCCTGATGGACTCGAAACAAAATCGGAGAATGTAATTCCAATTGTTTTAAATAAGAATAATAAACGCGTTTATGAATTAACAATTCACCACGGTGATTGCCCTACGGATATTATCAACGCAAAATACGCGTACACAAACTACATAAGAGATCAAAACGGTAATCCTACAAGCGCATGGACGCGTGATGGTTTTCCGGAATCACAAACGATTCAAAGCATCTTACTAGCATCGTTAGCAGCACAGTTTAAAAAATCCAGTCGCCGGCTTACCGGAACACTCATTGGTGATAAGTACCTGAAACCATATTCAGTGCTTCGCGAACAAGGCGATAGTGGGAGGAGGTATTTGTGTCAAGGTTACGATCAGCTTGCAAATATAAACGAGTATGTAATTGACGGGTACGAATTAAAAAATCCATCGGGTAGCGATAGTGTAGTTCCGTTTAGCGGAGCATTTGACCCGCAGGCATTTGGTATTGATTATGATTAAAGGAAAATGGCACAGTTAAATAAAACAGACTTTAAGGCAAAATGGGCGACGCTGTTCGCGGACAACGTATCGGGAGATATTGGCGCGAACGATATGCGGGACCTTAAAGAAGACATATCAGATTCCTTTCTGTCAATTGATGACAATTTCATTGATGAAGATGACATGGCATCGGATAGCGCAACGAAAGCGCCGAGTCAACAAAGTGTAAAGGCTTATGCCCTTACCGGATCATCTGGCGCAACCGATAACGCAATCATAAGAGCGAATGGCGCAGGCGGGAAAACTGTGCAGTCCAGCACGCCAACAATTAACGATGATGGACGTATTCAAAGTGTAACCGACCCAACAGACGATCAGGACGCGGCCACCAAAAAATACGTTGATGACAATTCATCATCCATAACCCACACAGAAGGTACTTATACCCCCACTCTCACTGGGGTGGCAAACGTGGCATCTTCCGTCGCATATGTATGCCAGTATGTTCGTATTGGTGCGAGAGTGTTTGTATTCGGAAGGATTGGAGTGCAGGCAACAGCAAGCACAACAAATACCGCAATCACGTTAAGTCTGCCGATTGCATCGAACTTCAGTAGCGATATACAACTTGCGGGAGTGGCAAGCCAGAGTGATGCCAATAGGGACATGTCAGGGGCGATACGATCAGATCCTACATCCGATGTGGCGGAGCTTTTGTTTAGATCTGAATCAACTAGCATGCGATCATTTTATTTTCAATTCATGTACCAAGTCTTGTAAAAAGGATTACAATTTTTATGGCAAAGCAATCAATTAACATAGGAACAACAGCGAACGACAGAACGGGGGATAACCTCAGAGATGCGTTCGATAAAGTGAACGACAACACTGACGAGCTATACACAAAAGACACAGAACACGACGCGGACATCGCGGCCATCGAATCTGATGTTACATCAATTGAGTCAGATGTCGCAGCAGTAGAAAGCGACGTTGCAACCTTAGAGGACAAACTTGACATCGATGTTGAATCTTTCGCTACTGAATTAACCTTTGATGAGGATAAAGATTTAGCCACACAGTCAGGCGGAACAACAACGTTTACCCTGGCAGCATCTGGACACGTGAACGGAGTCGGTATTGTCGCGAGAATAAATGAACCAGTTGCAGTAAACTTTCCAGCAGGATTTGAGGCATTGAACGGCAGCGATAGCATTTCAACAACGGACATGAATATTATCGTGTTCCGGTATTTTGAAAACTATGACGGTGCCGGAAATGGGAAGGTTCTTTACACAATCAAAAATCAAACTGCGGTATGAGAATCAGCCACTTTTTAGGATGGCTCACCTCTTCTTCATCTGAAGAAGAAATAGACCCTCGTGACGTGGCTACATTTAACGGGGGTACTTCAAAAGGCGTTGCTGCGGCAAGAGATTTAGATTATGAAATAACGTCTTCAAATCTTGCTATCAGTATTGAGTTCTGGATAAAGGGTAGCAATCTTTCAAAATTAGCAGAGACACCTTTAACAGTTACAGACGCAACGCGGGCGCAATGGGTGTTTTCGTGGGTTGGTGAAAACAATACAAGCGTACCTCGCAAACTTCAATTTCTCAGAGTAGGTAGTTCAACAGGTTCTATTTTTCAGCAAGTTCAAAGCACATCAAGGTTACTTCGAAATCGCTGGTATCACGTAGTTGTAACGTCGGCGGAAGGGGCTTCGAATGGGTTAAAAATGTATATCAATAGTGTTGAAGAAACAAACCTAAGCGCAGCCGGAACGTTTGTAAATTCTTATTCAACCGCGAACATGAGGTTAAGAATAGGCTCTGATCGTGGCGATACAAATTTCTTCCGGGGGAAGATGTGTAATGTCCGTTTTTGGAACCGGGTTCTCACACAATCGGAAGTAACAGAACTTTACAACAACGGAGTACATTTAGACGACGCGTCAGGACTTTCATTTTACGCTGATGCTTTTGTAGATCAATTCTCATGCACCGAGAATCTGACAAGTAGCGACGGCGTTGCCCTCACAGAGACAGCAATGACATACGCGGAATCGAGAGTTTCAGCAAACAGGCAAAACA